ATTCTCCTTTAAAATTTATTATTTACCTTCTAAAATATCTGTAATATAGCCTAAATATTCCTCACGTTCAGCATTCATTCGAGCGGTGAGTGCAGTTTTCATCGACTCCAATTCCGCTTTCAGTGCGATTGCGTCAAGTTGTTCAATTGGTTGTGCAGGCTCAATAAGGGTATTACCATCCCATACCAATTTTCTCTTGGTAATCCCCATACGCTCCGACAATTCATCCAAGTTGACATCTTGAGGAACATCTGCATAATATACAGTATTGTCAGTTGGTTCAGTTGTTAATCCAGTGACATAATTTGTCAAGTTTTGTAAGACAAAGTATACACTTTTGAGTTTTACTTCCTCTGGAAGTTCTTCCACATAAGGTGGCGTGTCCGATTCGACAGGTGGTTCAATTTCCTCATCAAATCCATCGTTATTTAATTTTGCTTCTTCTAACCTATTTTCTTCCATGCGTCCCATGCTCCCGTATTATAATATGACATCCTTACATATAATTCATAACTAGTTGTAAAGAGGATTTGATATGCTTCTTTTACACCTGTACGTTGTACATTTAAATATCCGTTGGCTGGTATATTCTTACAAGTTGATTTCTCAACATAATACCTACCATCTTCAAATAGGAAGTTGGCATCTAAATTACCGCCACCTGTCCTACCTTTATTCCATTGGAATACACCATTAGGTGATGTCCAAGCACTCCAACCAATACCACTATTGGCAGTTTCTCTACGACCTTTTCGTGTCATAGTATATCCTGTCCAACCTTGAGTATATCGTTGGAATACCTCATATCCAACAGTATTTCTACTGATTAAGTAAACCTCTAACAATCCATATGAATTTTGCCAAAATGGATTTTGATTATCTTTTGGTCTAAACCAATACCAACCTGGCTCTATATAGTTATTAAAGTCTTGATCAGCACCTTGGACACCAGTTGATCCATCTGGATTCGTGATTTTAAAGTGTTGAATTTCTTTGCCATTATACTTGAACCGTTGAGCATTAATCAACTCAACACCGACATCAGATTTGATAGGTCCTTGTGAGTGAATACCTGCCCGACCAACTTGTAAGTTAGCCCCATTTTCAGCGTGAAATCTACCCACCGCAACACCGTTCTTGTAAATGTCAAGTGGAACTTCCTCACCATGGATAATACCTAAGTCTTGGGTCACGAAGTTGTCCATAGAATCAGTTAGAATCACTCTAAACTCATGAGATACGTGAGTAGGGAACCCCGAACTTGGAATACTTAATTCACCACGTTGTGTACCACTTGCAGTAGTAGAAGTATAAAGGTTTGCATTCAACCATGATGCACTATCCACTAGTTTATATTGGAATTGGAGTTTACCAATATTCTTATGTTGGTTCAAGCTATTGATAATCGGTTGTACATTCCATCCGACATCAACCATAACACGAACAGTATTACCGACACGTTTCACACTACCAATACCATTAAACATTGGTGATGTGTAACGGTAGAATCTAATTAGATTGACATTATTTACTTTTTCACTTGAGTTTCCGTAAATGTCTACTAATCGGATGCTAAACTTACCACTACTTGAGTTAGTTGCATTATGTTCAATTGCGGCTACTTCTTGCTCACTCAATGTATAAGTACGAACATTCTCACTATTTATGGTGGCAATCGTTCGTGCATTACCATTCTCTGGAGTGTACTCCAAGACATAATATGAGAAACTACTATTGTATTTATAGTTTGCTCTAACAGTAGTCCAATTTAACTGAACTTGACTAAACCCTCTAATATACTCTTCTTTTACCGCTCCGTTGACAGCCATCAAACTTCTTGTCTTGGCATTCAAATCAAGGGATGTAATACTACCTGTAATAGATACACTATCTTTTGGTGGTCTAACTGTAATTACTTTGATTGTCTTGTCAGACCAAGAGTTGACGATTGTTTCAAGAATAAACTGAATATTCTGATTACCTTTAATCAAGGTTGCTAGAATATCTGCGTGGTTTGGAATCATTTCAGTCAAACCACTGAATGTTGCACCATGTGTTTTTTCAGAATACTTGACACCATTCATTAAGAAATAGGTCTTATATGAAGTAACAGGTGTTCTAGCATCTTTGACAATGTTACTAATCGTGATATTCTCACCGATGATTCTTGAGGTGTAATCAATATCGAATGTGGATGGTTTATAGACATTAATTTTAGTCAAGGTCATACTACCACTTGCTGAAGCGGTATCTGATGCTTCACCAATCGTATTACCAGACCAATCTAATGCACCACCACGAACAATGAATGATAGATCAAATGATTTACTACCATCTTCTGTATGCTTGATTGTAAAATCTTGTGTTAAGAGTGTTTCAGTTGCATCTGCGACACCTCTAACATCCCATTTAGCATTACTAAAGGAATGAGTCTGCCCGTCCAATGTGACAGACCCACTAGCATAGCCCCTAAAGTTATCGTTCCAGTTGTTAACTCTGACAAGTTGAACAGTAACTCTTACGACACTTTCAATCTTTTCAATGCTTTGAGAAATTTCCTCAACCTTCATTGTAATCTTTGTATTTTGATACCAACGTGCATAGGCAGGAGTGGTAGGAAATTGTTGTTCAATTATTACTGCCATTTACTCACTTCCTATCCAACATATCTAATTGTAAGGTGATTCAATGCACCTTCAGAGAAATCATATTTCCCAATTTGAATACGGTGTACGAACACCGCTTGATTAATTTTCATTGTACCGTTTGAAATATAAGCAACAGGCACATTGTTACCAGCAAAGAAAGCCACTTGACTATCACTTACTAATACATAGTTACCTGTGCTCTTACTACCTACAACAACACCTTCATCACTCATTCTGATTCTAGTGTTGGTGAACAGCCAATCTGCGGCCCCTTCACCAAGCGTATGAACAATGCCTGCAACTCTGTTATTTACCCTAGACATAGCATCAGTTGCTTCAATTTGTCTATCATTAACAGTCTTTTGGAACGCTCTATACGACTCTAAGTGTAATTCCATCCCCGATTTAGGGAAGGCATTTTCAGCAATTGCGGTTGTTCTAGCTAATTCTTTAGACAAGTCATTCAAGTTTTGGTTATACTGTTTATAGCTTACTTTATCTTTGTCAATATTTGAAATGGAAGTTTTTAAATCTTCCTCTGCACTAGACCAATCTGTTGCTTTATTACCCTTTTCAAGTTTTATCTTACGGACAAATGATTTGGCTCCGTCAACACCATGTGCTAACATTCTGAATAAGATAGGTTTGTCATAAATTGGCAAGTCCTCAAATGAGATACTTATAACCATTCTTTCCCACTTATTATTTCTTTGTTTTGTAACCGTTTTAGATGCAATAATACCTTCATTTGTCAAGGATTTATTTGCCCAAAATTCAAAATCAATTCTTTGTTGTGCACTTTCAACATAAATATCAAATGATAGTGTAAACTCTCTATCACCAACATTGATACGGTTCTTAATATCTTGTTCGATGATTTTGTAATTGTGATGTGTTAAACTATCTAACACAAGTACATCTTGTCCAAACCGCTCTTTAGAAACATAAGGGTATAAACCATAGTTGTCATTCCGACTCACACCATTATTTTTAATTTTCCAAAATTCACTAGATGGATATGAGTGGATGCCCATAGGTCTAGCGGTTGTAGCGGTTGGTGGATTCTCTACTTGATTAGAAAAACTTGTATCAAGTAATAAGTTTCTTGCACCAACGTTAATTTGATTGACCGCTTCCCACTCAATATTTACAACGGGCACTGTCTTTTCTACAACGGTCTGCCCGTTAGAATTTCTATACGTTATACTATTTCTAGTCCATAGATAACTATTAAATTTCCATGCTTGTGGTGTTGCAGACCATGATCCACCTTCTTGCCTTTCCTTAGATGTGGAAATATAGTACTCTGGCACGATAGATACTACGCTTCTACCGTCATCACCTTTCGTACCTTGCACACCAGGTGAAGCAATGGAATATGAATGACTACCGTCACTATAAGTAATTCTAGTCCATAGGTACTTCCCACTTGCCACAACAGCACTTGCATTTTTAACCCATTCGCCAGTGGGTTCCTCACTACCACTTTCACTGACTTGATATTCTACTTTATCAACAGTGAGTGGATTACCGTTACGACCTCTTGCACCCGAAATATTTACAGGATTTCCAAATTTGACATTGCCATCTTTGGTAATAATCTTGGTGCGACTAAACATAAATTTGTTCTCATCCCACTCAGGTGGAATCTCACTCCAAGCATAATCACCTGTTAATGAGGTTGCACTGTCTGAATGCCTATATTCAACCGCAAACTGATAAATAGATTTGTCAAGTGCTCTATTGGTTTTCTCAATATCGGCAATAGTTGCAACTTGTGAAGAGTCAATAACTAAAGGTTTCTTGAGTTTGATTGTACCTTCATTAAGGTCAATTTCAATTGAGTCATCTTTAGACTTAATTTTACCTGCGCCCATGACAACATCATCTTTAAATATCGTCTTGGAGTCAACTTCAAATTTACTACCTTTAATCTTAGTTCCCTCTTCAGTGAGGTTGATTTGGTTGATTACATCACCATTCTTAACATAGTTAAGAGCAATGCCATCTTTTAAAATTTCAATTCCTGTCTTACTAAATTTTAATGGAATGACATTTTCAAAAGCAACTCTGGCTTCTTCATATTCTTTCAACTTAGTATTGAGTAATGTAGGGTCTACTGTGATTGGTTCGTTTAAATGATCCTCATCTAGGATAGCATAAGTGTTCCCACCTTGAGGTTGAGTGAGGTAATTTTGAAGGTCATTAAATTTCTCAACTAAGCGTGTTTTTTCGTGCGGATCTGGCAAATTTTCGCCTTTTTCGTTACGATAATTGGCTAAAAACACCTCAATCATTTTAGAAAATACAGATTTTATTGTTTCATTATCATCTCTTAACTTCTTACGCTCATAAGCATTAAGTGTTCCGTCAGCAATCATGTTTTGATAATCGGTGATAGATTGGTTCCAAGATTTCAGAACATCTGTCTTGTTAGCACCATTACCAGAGTAAATTTTAATATCATCAATGTTGGCAGTCAAGCCTTTCTTGTTGATTTCAAAAGTACCAGATTCATTGGCAATTAACAGATTCTCACCTGCAATCAACTTACCAACAATTCTTTCAGCATGAACCCCATTAGGATCAATAGCTGTACTCCAAGTTTCACCGCCATCTTTAGATAATGCCATGACACCACTTTGGATAATCAGCATATCTTGTGGATTATTTGGATTAGTTACAAGAATACCTCTATTGTCGATTTGAATGGATTCATTCGCACCTGCAATAATCTTATTCTTGACAGCCTTCAATGCACCTTCTCTAATGCTTCTAACTTGAGAACGGATTTCAGTAATTCCATCCCACTTAGTCTTACTTGCTTCGATTACATTGGAAGCACTTGTTCCTTTGTAAATAACGGATGCAAGTTTATCCAAAGCGTGAATGTCATCTAGATTATCCGATAAGTCGATTGTTAAACTACCATTGAGTAAGTCAATCTTATCATAACCAATCACCATTGTGGTGTATAATTCTTCATAGAGAGTTGAGCGGATTTTGATTTCCTCACCTAATCTAACTCTATCTCTATATCTATATGACTCTAAACAATCCATAAAGTACTTAGCACTAATCGAAAATTTAGCACTACCCTTTTGATACTTTTGGAATTGTCTTACCGCTTCATCATACAATTCTTGTGCAGTTGTGTACTTGTCATTCTTAAATTCTTGTTCAAAAATGAAAGATTTCAACTCAAATTGTTGTTTTTCAGATAGACTTTGAGTAACAATTTCATTCTGCCACTTCTTGATTTGACCTTCCCACTCTTGGATAGAGTCTTGAATATTCTTATATCTCTCTTCTGAAGTACGGAGAATATCTTTTGCAATTCTCAAATCTTCTTTGTATTTAGTGATTTGATCAGTATGGTTCAATGCCTTAGCAGTATCAAGTAATGCTTCATTATTGATTACTTCAGACTTACCACGCTCAACTTGTTGTTGTACCTTCAACAGTTCATCAATACCAGTATTGACCTGTTTTTGCAAGTCTTTAATCCGTGGCAACAATTCGTCTTGCTTCTCTTTAATATCTAACAAACCATGTGCTAACTCATCCGACATATAATCAGAGTGAGTAATGATATTCTTTTGAGCATCACGCTTGAATGGATATAGGAAATAAGAGAAGTCCTCTAGGTAAGTTAAACCTGTTGGGTTAACTGATTCAATGCCAACGGAATCACTACCGACAACATGAAGTCTAGTAACCATCTTATCTGCGGTGTCAGAGAATGTAATGTCATCAGCAAAGTTTTCACGCTTTAAGACTACTCCTCTAAACTCCCTCACATTACTTAACTTCTTAATGTCAATAGTTTTATTCTCTTCATTGTAGATAGCAACAAATCCAAATGACTCAATGCCTGTATTCAAGAGTGATAACACGGATGTTTTGCTTGAATTCTTATCAAACGTTCGATATTTTGATTCCACTCCTTCATCCAACGTACCAAGTTTCCATGGTGTAGATTTTAGAATGGTATCACAATATTCTTTAATATTTACTGTTTCAAATTTTGGTGTAACTTGAAAGTTGCCTAATTCCGAAGGCAAACCATCAGCTTCAACTGTAATCTTAGACTCATCACTATCATTCTTCACAATCTCATTAATAATAAACCAGTTTGTGAATTTTCTATCATTCCACTTTACCTTAATAAGCATCTTTTTCTTCATTTTTTGGATAAGTGGATTTTTCACCCACTGCCTTCTTTCCATAACCATGGAAGGTAAAGTTAACTTTAATTTAGCAATTTTGTTAAGTCCATAGCCTTCAATGTCAGCAGTCATCAAATCCTTAATCGGACAGATAATATCTTTGTTTGGTTTGGCTAATTGGAATAAGGTTGGTTTAGAAGTCATGCTATTAAGATCAATTATATCTAGCATAAAACACCATCCTTTTCATTATTTCATGATTATATTATACCACATTATAGTATAATTTAGCAACCGAGATGTCACACTTTTTTATTGCAATCAATATATCTTTGGATATTAAAACACTTGCGACATAGTGGAATATACATTCCAATCGAACCAATAGCAATACGCTCATCGTTGTGAACAGTGCGGTATGATCTACACGCTTCCTCACCACAATTAGTACAGATAGCATGGAGTTTTTGAACATCATCAGCTAACCCCATTAGCTTGTCCATAATGTAGAAGGTTTGACCTTTATAGTCTTGGTCTAACCCTGCGACAATAACACGAAAGCCACTGTTTGCCAGTTCTTCTACTACATCTACAACATCATCATCAAATAATGAAACTTCATCAATAGCAATGGCAATGGCATCAGTGTTTGTCAGTGGTTTGATAATATATTTGCCATCTTCACCCTTTTTACCTTTGATATAATCCATGATTTGTTGTGAGTTGGCAACAGGAATTGCCACTACACCAATACCGTCATGGGTCATAACATTATTATCGTCATATCTAATATCTGTATCAATCTTGAAAACGATAACACCTTTCTTAGCGTATTGAACACGCTTAACCCGTCTGATGAGTTCTTCCGATTTACCAGAATACATCCCACCACATACAACTTCAATTCGTCCAGATGACATTATAAGTAACTCCTTTAAATCATTATATATACATTATATCACAAAGTCTAAATTTTGTCAATAAAAAAGATGGGATTTAACCCATCTTTTTACATATAAAAGTATGGTGTCATAGCAACAACACCCGATTTGATATTTGTAAACCTTAAGAAATTGTCATAGTCATTTTTAATACACATAGAGGATAAATCACCCACAACATTATTATAAAGTGTCCTGTTTGGAATATCACTCACAATATCTTCGTCATTAGGGTAAATAGTAATCTTTTCGTTTGCCTTTACACCCTTAATAACCAATGCAGAACCATTAGCACTAATAGTAATATCACCGTCACTTAGAGCAGTGATTTCTATTCTTACATCTGGTAATGGTAAGCCTAGATATTTAAACTGATGTGTAATAGCATTATCTAAGGTTACGTGCAAATCACGACCAAACACATACGGTGAGTTGGTGATCATGTTAATTTCAACATAACCATTACCCATACCATCATGGTGTAGTTTTGCAGCACCATTAGGCATACAATAGACAATCTTATCCGTTGTACCGTCAAACTCCAATGCTTTATAATGACCTTGGTACAACCAATCTACCAATTTCTTTAATTTTTCGTCTGTAAAACCGTGTAAGAATGCAAGATACAATGTAAACGATTGAGGTTCCATGTTCTTTCTAACATATAATGCCCTCTTACGTACATCTGAATACACTTGAGTGATAGAGCCTTGTGACACTAATATTTCCTCAAATAATCCACCTTCCATATTTACACTAATAACATCATAGTTCACACTTGGTATGCCATTATAGCTAAAGTGTAGTTTGTCTTTATATGTTATCAATATCATCACCTCAAATAATCAGAGGGGCACGAAGCCCCAATGACTATCTTTTTCTATTAATCGCTTGTAGAATCTCCATAGCAACTTTGTCAGCACTCTTATCATCTTTTCCGTCATAGTGAACGTGCATCTCAAGGTTTTCAATGTTGAGTCCATTGTTTTCCACATGAGAGTCCACATTATGAGAGCGATTGGTCTTTTGAATGGTTTCTAATGTTCTAATTGTATCAAGTAAATCTCTTGTTTGATTTTGGTTCAATACAAGTTCTTTCTTGTGCAACATAGCAATTCTTCCACCATCTCCTGCCCAATCCCCAGTATCTTTATATTCCATTTCATTCGCTACATGAAATGCGTTTTTAACTGCTATATGTCACCATATAGAATAGACTATATCTTATCTTATAGCGTTACCTATAAGACCTCTCCGCTTTGAGGTTACTTAACCTCTACTCTACTCACTTCTTCACCCATATCCTCACGACAGGGGCTATGCTTTCGATAGTCGTTGAACCTTGCAATTATATTGCCTTGGCTACTGATTGTCCTATTAGGATGTCCCAGTAATTCAAAGAGTTTAACGTGAGCCATTTCAACCCACCAGAACGGAACGGGATAAGTAGTTTCTGACCGATTTGAATGTAATAAGGATTAATACCACCGTTGGCAGCTTGAATCTTCTTCCACTTCCATGGATCTCCATAATATCTTGCGGCCAAATCCCATAAGGTATCGCCACGAACAACTGTATGTGTCGCTTTAATACCTGCTGGATTACCACTACCACTAGCTGTTGGTTTGGGATCGCCTGGTGCAATCTTATACTGTTTCGTAGTAGGGAAATTCTTGCTATCTCTAGCACCGCTAGTTGTATATTGTGGATTTCTTACACTCAATCCGTCTTGGTTCTTCTTAGCTAATTGTAATGCTTGATTTTGAGTATCGGTGAGCTTCTTCATATCCTTCTCTACACTATACCACACGTTAGATAGGTCAGTTAGAGAGTCTTTCAGAATCTCTTTCAAGTCCTCTGGTGATAATTTATCACCACCAAGAATGTCTTTACCACTACCACTCATCAAGTTAGAAATGCCATCTACCATATCACGCATTAATTCGTCTAAAGCGGTATCGTCACCGCCCTTGAATTGTTTGATAAGCGTTTCCCACTTCTTCTGATCATTTGTGATACTATCATAGTATTTATCAATACTCTTAGCTTTGTTCTCCAAGTCTTTAGTTGCTTTATCGAATAATTCTTCATCTTGCTTTTTGTTCTTTTCAATGTTCTTTTCGTCAAGTTCTTTTTGTTTCTTCAGTGCGTCTTTGTAACGCTCATCTTGTTTATTTTTTTGTTCCTTGTCGTAGTCCTCATTTACTTTCTTCAGTTCTTTTTGTAAATCAGAAACTTTCTTTTGACCTTCAACAGAATCATCTCTTGAAGCCAAGGAGATTTTACGCATTAAGTCAGCACGTTTTTCATTCAGTTCATTGATCTTCTTGGCATACTCTTCTTCTTTTCGTGTATTATCAAGAGATTCAATCTTGGCATTGTAGACTTCATTAATTTTTTCTTTTTCAGCATCATACATCTTGTTCTTTTCGTCTTGAAGTTTCTTGAGTGCTTCTTTTTCTTTTTCGATAGCTTGTTTACTCAATTCACTCATGTGTTTGTAGTATGATTTTAAGTTGTCTACATTTTCCTTAGCAATTTCTTCACGCTCTTTACGGATTTCTTTCTCAAGTTTCAAGCCCTTGATGACTTCTTTTTTATAGTTCTCATCAGTCTTGATAATTTCTTCTTTCATTTTCTTGAGTTGTTCATCACTAGTTAGGTGATTTGCCACCGCTCTTGAGTATTCATTTTGTTGAGCAACCAACTGATTGAGATAGGTTTTCTCAAGAATCATTGTTTGCTCTCTCAAGCGAGTTTGAAGAGTCATCTTTCTAACTACATCTGGATCATCTTCTGTATCTAGCTTGTCTAAATCAAAGTCTAATGCGTCAATTGCTTGCTTAGTTGCAGAAATGACATCATTCCACTTATCTTTAATTTCATCTAAATAATCAGAGTAGACCTTCAATGAATTGTTAGCAATTTCATTGGCAAGTTTGTCAAGTGTTTGTTCTGTTTTCCAAATTTCTTTGGTGTTGTTGTCAAACTCTTGTTGTAGTTTGTTATATTGTTCACGTTGTTTCTCTGTATGAGAAGAAACGTTTTTCAGACCTTGCAACTCTGTTTCGATAGCATTTTGTCTGTCTAATGTTGTTTTAAGTTTCTCTTCCTCTTGTTTGAGTAAAGTTTTGTTTACACTCTCAACAATCATTAATTGATCACGATACTCTGCGGTATGTTTAACCATCTGTTCAAGAACCGTTTTCGCTCTTGTAATGAGATGTTGACTTCTCTCAATGGTTAAATCTAACTCTTTACGCTCATATGGATCAGCTAATTTACTATCTTTGGCTGATGCAGTGAACATAGGTCTATGGAATGTACCAACACCAAAGTCAGAACCAAATCCACCAGAGGATAGACCATCCGAAGCAGCGAACCCAAGGGCAAGACCCTCTGGACTACTGTTAAATAGACCTTCAATCGCAACATTGGAATCTCCAATGCCCAAATCTTCAGTGTTGATTGTAGATGATACATCACCTAATGCAATCATTCTAGCAATTCGACTGGCAGCACCTGCGAAGTCAAAGGAGTTGATTCTAGCGTTAAAGGCATTAATCATACCCTGTGCCAAAGATGCCATAGCACCTGCGGCCGCACCTGCGGAAGCGTTAACCCCACCTGCGACTCTATAACCAATACTACTTGCAATACTTGCGACGGATGCAACCATTGAAGAGAATCTTGATACAACACTTGAAGCCATTTGGTTGACAGCACTTACAACCGTTGACCCCATGTTGCTCATTGCCATAGATACAGCAATTGTACCAACCGTTGCTGAAGCAACCATCATAGCAGACATAGCAACCATACTTACGTTGATTGACAATGCCATATTACTAATGGTGTTCACTGATTCAGATGCAAAGGAACTCCAAGCACTAGACATAGCAGAGATAGCTTGACTTTGTGCTGTTTGCATTGCAGTGTAATCAGTTGTTGGAGCAGTAGGTGCTTGAGTTGGTGCACTTTGTAATACTGATGGTACACTTAGATTAGACAACTTTTGTTGTAATGTATCAACAGCGGTAGATACACCCTCAACAGCAGTCTTGATATTGTCGAAGGAGGTTGAATTTAGAGTTGGTGTAAACTCTGATGTCATTGCAGTGATAATGTTATCAATTGCAGTTTTTGCATCTTCAGCAGACTTCTTAATATTATCAAGTGTTGTTTGCAGAGATGATAATGATTCTGTCTTAGTATTGATGCTATCAATGATACTACTAATTGCATCTAACGCAGTTTGTAGCAAACCACTTTGAGTTAAGGCAGTTTGCAGTGCGGTCAATGCAGTACTAATAGCATCTGTATTAGCTTTAACTTGGACATCAACATTAGCATCTTTACCAATGTTATCAATCTCTTCTTTAACTTTCTGAACCTGTTCATCGTTTGCATGAACATCCATCGTATGTTCAGATTTTGTTTCTTTACCATCCAACTCTTGTTGATCAGTCTTGACTTCATCCAACTTTTGTTTGGCTTTATCAGTCTCGACATCAACTTTACCTTTAGACTCCTTACCGTTCAATTCGTCCATCTTTTGCTTCATTTGCTCAAGATCACCAATTGTTTGTGTAAAGGTATTACCGTTAGCATCAGTTAATGTGAGTGTAATCTTACCGTCTTGTTCAGAAATACTTTGAATTGTCAAGCCTAACGCTTTCAGACTTTCATTGTATTCAGATAATGCTAACTTCTGTGTCGCACCAGTTTCACCAACAAGTCTTAATCCACCTTCATAGACCTCAAATTGTTGTCCAGATGCTTGTAAGATATTACCAGTTTGTTCCAAGAAGGTGTTCATACTTGTGATTTCACCTTTAACATCACGATATGCCTTCTCCATCAAACCAGCAGCCATACCACTCTCTAAAATATCTTTATTGAGTTGTCCTAGCGTTGCTTTCACATTACCGTTAGTATCAACGATATTTAATTCAAGATTACCACCATTCAATTTTGTTTGGTAAGTATAACCAAGTTCTTCTACTTGCTTATTCAAGTTGTCGATAAATGGTGAGGTTTCACCGTTTACCATAGCTAACTTCAATTTACCAGCAGAATCAACCAAAGTTGTAAATTGACCGTCTAATTGTTTCAGACCGCCTTGGACTGTAGTTGCCCATGAATTTAAGAAATCCTGTTCAGATGCTGTTCCAAGATTTTTCTGTAAGTGAGTAAATCGTGTCGCTAAATCAGTTTCAACTTGTTCAGATACTTGTCCTACTTGGTTTAATGCTAATTGCAATGCTTGGGCCGCAGTTACACCGCCACGGTTTACGTATTGCACCATGTTAGCAAACATGGTTTTAGCACCTTCGGACATACCCTTAGTCATCTCATCCCATTTAGCACCCTTTTCTAAGAACGCTTGTTGAAATCCTTCCATCTCTTCTTGAGATAGTTTAGACATCTTACCAAAGGCATCACCAATATCTTCTAAGTTATCAACAATAGTTTGTTTTCTCACACCTGTGATAGTAGATAATTGCTCCAATTGACCTTGGACACGATCATCTGCAAGGTATGAGTTCGCATTTAACTTCTTACGTGATTTAATGTAGTCAATACGTGAAGATACCGCTTCACCTTCACCATCACGCATACCATTAAAGATTTGTAGTGCGTTGACCGCTTTCAACAACTCATCAGTTAACTCTTTCACCGATTCAGTTGTATCGGCAATATCACCATTGTCAATAGAAAGTTTTAACTTATCATTTTCAGTCGCTCTTGCTAATTCATTGATAATCTTAGTTGCTTCACTTGCATCTACACCAAGATCTTCCAATGTCTTTTTAAATGCTCTTACATTTATATCGCCATTTTTACCAATCTTGACTAACGCATCTGAAATCTTATCAAATTTACCAGCTAAAGCATCTGGAGAACCTTTTAAATCAATTGATTTAGCAATCGTATCAAAAGCATTAGTGACTGATGCTTTAGCTTCTTTACTTAAAGAGCCAAACTTCTTGTATTGAGCCGCAATCATAGCCCCAAACTTTTGAGTACTTTCATTTAATTGTAATTGTGATTGTTCGTAAGCATCTTTAAATTGGGTTCCTTCACCCATTGATTTTTGCAACTCTTGAATATCACTTACAGTTGATTGGTTTACCTTAGCAAAGTTTTGAATCAGAGAACTAGCAGTAGATGTTGCGTGTTCCATTGCACCGCTAGATTGTAACCATGCAACAGCATTGTCACCAATTGCCACGGAGTTTTCCTGTAACATATTGGTTAAAATACCTAAATTGCGTTGTGATTCAATTGTGGATTCATTTAAAATCCTTTGTGAGGTGCTAGCAGATCCAGAAGTGTCATACCATGTGCCATCGGCAGCATATTGACCGCCATCCTTCAATTGCTTTTGTGCATTTTCCATACGTGCAAGAGCATCTTCATATTGACGGTATAATTCCGCAACTCCGCTCTTTTCATCGTTTAATTTGGTCTTAAATGCACTTTGATTTAATTTTGCTCTTTCGGCAGCTAACGCTCTTACCTTTTCAGTTTCCGTTTGTACAGCATTAGCATTTCTGATGTGTGCTTGTCCAAATTGGTCTGTGTAGGCAACCGCATTCGGCAACACTTTTGCAATTTCATTTTGAACATTCTTATACTCTTCAAGTTCTTGAGTACTTAATGAACTCTTAGGTTTGGAACTTAAAGTATTATATTTAGAAATTAAACTGTCAAAAGAATTACCAGCCTTATTATAGGCTTGGATAGATGTCTCTTGTTGTTTTTCATATTTTTGTCTTAATTCAGATGCCTTAGCACTAGCCTTAGTCATCTGTTCGACAAGCAAACCAATACCAACACCAATAGCAGCTATACCAGCAGTTTGTAAAGCCATAGAAGCTAAACCTGCTGCAAAATTCTTCAATGAGAATGTTGCCTTTTCAATAGGTGCTTGAATTTGTGAGGAAATAGGCTTACCACTAGCAGAAAGTAAGGACATCTTACTACTTGCTTCACCACTAGCTTGACCTAAAGCCTTTACAGCACTTGCTGTCTTTTCAGCATCTGTACTTTGTTGTTTAAATAATGATTTGCCAGTGAAAATGTTTGCAAAACTGCGTAACTTTTCACCCTCTTGTGAAATTGATTGAACCATTTTACTGATTCCTGCACCAATTCCACCTTCACCACCAAATAGTTTAGTGCCCTGCAAGAATTTAGTCAATGCTAAACCTGCAATACCTAAAACTGTTGGTAATACACCAACTTTATTGATAAATCCTGTTAAACCTTCGATTGCACCTGCAATTCCAGAAAGGAATCCAACAATACTATCAGACAGGAACGCTTTACCAATTGCAAGAGATAATTCTGTGAATCTAGTTTTTAGTCCATTGATCCTTGCTTCATATGAATTCATGTATGCTTCTTGCTCTCTAGCAGCAGAACCCTGTGAGTTCAATGCTGTCTTAGTAGCATCAGTAGCAGTTTTCCAGTTATTCATTAACGCAAGGAAGCGTGTGAGATGGTTACGGCCAGCAATCTGTACACCGATGTGTTGTTTTTGTTCATCAGAAAGTGTACGCCATTTACCAGCCAATTCACCCATGATTTCACCGACACCCTTGGCTTTTTCGCCTTCATCGGTCATCTTGGTTAAGCTAATACCAACACTATCAAGTGCTTTTTTAGCTTCCTTGTGGGTAGTCATACGTGAGTAAATTGTTTTCAGTGAGTTCAATCTGTTACTTTCAACCTTACTAGGTCTACTAACTATGTTTACACATAGCGGAGAAACTGCTCCTCAAAAGTGTCTTTACACTTGAGTTTCTCTCTATACTTTTATCATGTGGTTTATATGTATAGTTCAGACTATATCA